CCGTCAATTACTTTCTTAGTACGTACTTTCACCTCTCTCCATTCATCCGATGCTGGAGATATATCGACATCACCGTGATAAACTGTAGCTTCAAACGGATTGATCTTAATAAATCTAGAAGCTTGTGTTTGTTTTCTAAATGATGTTTCAGTGAAATCAAGATATAAGTTATCTCCTCGTCTCACAACACCTGAAGAGTTTGCAGAATCAAATAACAATCGCACATTGTCTTCATTGAATCCTGCAGTCATAAAATTAAGCTGAGGGTCAATGGCTGCTCGATACTCAGGATTTTCAGTATCAGACAAAAGTTGAGTGGAGAAATTGTCTACAAAAAATCCTGATTTAGTTCTATTGAGACCGCCTGAATCTAGAACTTCAAAGTTCTTAGTATCTATTTCCAGTAAGCTTAGTGCAGTTACTTCTTCTAGTTTATCTACTCTTCTTTCAAGCCTTGCAATATCTTTCATTGTATATCTGCGATGCTCAATTTTTTCTATTGACAAATCAGAATCATTAAGAGTATTTGCACCAAATGCTATTTTGTACAATGGAAGAGTAGACACCGGCGCATCGGGATAATTAGGATAAAAATCAGGAGTACCCATACGCAATGCAATGTCGCCGTCTCTATCGATGTGCAAAACTGCATTCTGTGGTAAGTAATAGTTCACATCGGCCTGAATAGTATCGTTTACTCTTGGATACTCATGTATTCTTGCACCTTTAGCTGCGTCTGTATATTCACCTGCTGAATCCTGTATTGATCTAAAGTCTAAAAAATTACGTAAATTTACTGTGTCACCGGTGTTCGTAGTAAAATCTGGGATTTGATCGTAATTGACTTGACCAGTGTAAGAATTGACAGCAAAGAAATCTGCGTCACCAGCGCCATGTTCAAAATATTTAAACCTTACATGAACTGGGTCAGCTGGAGCTGCATATCCAGTTTTACGATTTAGCTTGCCTAACCCATAGAAGTTATCACGCTGGCCGTTATCAACTTCGTATCTCGTGCTTAAGTCAATGCCGTCTGAATCTTTCAATCTTACTCTTAAGACTTGGAAAATATCAGCTTTAGCTAGGTTGACGACACCATTAACATCTTCAATAGTAACGGTTGTTTCAGTAAGTGTTTTACTTCTGATTTGCCCGACAGCTTTATTAATATAAGCTAAAACTTCCATGCCAGTTACATTTGCTGGTGCACCGGTGATTGCTGCAGCGTTTGTACCTGCACCAGTTACACCTATCGGGTGAACCCAAACAGCACTGTCTGCTTTAGCAAATATCCACTGATTTAAATCAGCGAATGTTTCACCTGCTGCTGTTAGTGCTAGTGATCCAGCGCCTGTGCCGTCAGTGTTAAATGTAAATCGTCTTTGAGTTGTAAGACTAATATCATCTAATGCTTGTGGTCTGTTTTCTCTTAAAGGGAAAAGAGATGTGTTCTTTGGCACATCAAACAACACAGCTTTATTGTTGGGTCTAAATAAATTAAAATATGAATTAGCAGCGCTGCCTACACTGACAGCGGAGTTACCAATACTGACAGTGTTTCTAAAACTTTTACCTGAATTCATTTGTATGTCCATCAGGTAATATCGTAGTTGATCATCAGTTTCCTTTGAAACTGCTCTTACACGACATGTACCAATAGAATCACCACCGAAGTCAGCTCCATCCTTCAAAACTAATTTTTGGAATCTATCAATATCAGGTAAACCTGCAGTATTACCTGACAAACCGGCAGCAGCACCATTAGAGTCAATGTTAACTAATACATAGTTTCCATAATTTGCAGGTGTTATTTCGTTATTAATTTCTGAAGTTGAAGCTGGCTTTTCGATCCGCGTTGCAAAAGGTGCTAGTATCCTAGCTCTATACCCATCGACGACTGCGATACCATCACTGACTGTCATCAATAAGTTATCATTATCTGAGTCTTTATCAAATCTTAATCTAAATGGGTCTACTACGTAATCGCCTGAGTTTTCATTTATTCGAGTTGCAACAAAGTCTCTTACTATATTATATGAATTATTTTTATTTTTATCAGCAATAACCACGCCCTCTTTGATATTTACAAGAGGTACAAAGTTATCAGCTGCGTCTAACTCACTTTCATTTGCCAAAGTTAAAGTAATTCTAAATCTGTCAGCACCGGGTGAAGATATATTAGGTACAGCACCTTGATTATCATATAAATCAGCATCATCATCAACAGTAACTACATCTTCAACTATTTTAAAACCTACAGTTTCATTTACAGTATCATTATACTTTGAAACTATAATTGATTGAGCTTCGGTAAATACAAAAAATCCTTTGACAAAGTATACACCTTGGTCTATACAAAACTGCACACCTCTTCCAACCGCAGGGTTTGCATCTGTGTTAGTAGTTTGTACAGCAAGTGTGGTCGATCCATTTGTGATATTTTCACCTGCAGTAAATCTAACAGTAGATAAGCCTGTCTGTGCACTAGGAGCGTTAGTATAGGCAACAAACAAAGTGGCAGGGTCTGAACCAGTTGCAGTCACAACTTCTAATACTTTGGCTGTCACAGTACTAGTTGAACCAGTAAACGTTGTGCCTACTAAAGATGAAGGTGTTCCAGGCAATGCTAATGATGTCGTATCAAGTTTTACAAATTCATATGAGTTGTTGAGGGTAGTTGATCCAGGCTTTACAACCCCGCCTTCTTGAAATATATTGCTTCCAAATCTAGCAATTTGAGATTGTAATAGTGTTTGTGCCTGAGTTAATTCGCGAGCTTGCAGTACTCTACCGCTATTAAATAGAATACGATAAAACCCGTCACTGTCCGTAAAGTCATCTTTATACTTTGTGGGTATGAGGGTTGAACTAAGAGTAGTAGCCATTCTTTATTTCCTTAGAATTGTACGACAACTTTAATGTCTTCATTTTGTGCCAGCGCTCGACTTACAGGTTTTCTGTTATCTATATAGAGTATCGCACCAGTTTCAGGATCTACTTCTGGTGATCTTAGGGCTGAATCAATTACACCGTCACCGGCACCATTTGTTTCAGTTATAAGCTCACCGTCTTGAAATGTTAAGAATCCAGTGTCATCATTCTGATGATAAAATATTTGATTGGAATCAATCTCATCTACAATAGCTTTTGCTGATGTAGTAGAACCTTGAATTGTTTTATCAGCGGTAAATCCTGTAACTATGCTTGAAAGTGTCATGCTCTTCAGCGCATTTCCTGTGGTTGCTAAGAAAGCTGCGCCGGCCGAAGTGCGTGGATCTCTTACTAATCCTACTTGTCTAAAGTCTTGATTAACTATCAAGTCCGAATCAGTTCCTAATAAATCAGAATGAAACATTACAGATGTAGATCTTAAATCTTCTCTGGGATCTTTACCCATACCTGAGTCAGGGCCAAGCACTGCTCGGGCAGTTGCGTTTTGTGATGCACCACCTCCAGTAATTGAAACTATAGCCCTCGTATATCCAGTGCCAAATCCTTTTACGTCACCGTTGCTAGAATCTTCTGCTCTTAATCTAACGAGTCTTCCAGTTGCAGAATCAATTGTAGGTATAAATGAAGCGTTTGAACCTGTGCCAGTAATAGTAATTGTTGGAAGTGATGAATAACCAGCACCTCCATCAGTGATAACTAAGTTAAGAATTTCTCCGGCTTTTGCATTATTCTGCACTTCTTCTTGTTTTAGCTGTATGCCAGTTGAGTTAGAATCAGTAGCTCCTTGAACCTGCACTGGCATAAAGTTTGAAGACATAAAACTGTTTGCACTGGCTGCGCTTATAGTATACAAAAATTTCCAAACGTAACCGTCAGCTAATCGCCTTGCATCATTATTTGAGTGAGTTGGTTCGTTGATAGAGGGAACAGCCGTACCAGCAGCATTTCTTCCAACCTCTAAACATACATATACTTGATTAGCTTCATTCTTTACATAATACGGACTCGCAGGGTAACCAGCTTGTTGATCATCAAACTGTGAATATATAACACCTGACGCCCAGTTATTACGTGGTACAACAAGTGATGTAGCTTCAACTTTCTTTACACCTTGCAATGCATTACGAAATGATTGAATTGTTTGAGGTGAGTTAGTGGGTGTAGGTACTGTTTCAGATGAATCCCACTGCTCTGATCGACCAATACCAATATAGTACTTTCTCGTATCAGCGGTAAACTGATCAAAGAAGTCCTGTGCTATTTGTCTTCGTAAGGCGTCTGTTACTATTGCTGGCATTATCTTATCCTATTAAGTACTAACTGCTGCACCAAGCACAATCCTACGGAAAGCACCAGTGTCACTATCAAAAACTGCAAGACATGGATCACCTGATGCTCCATTCTTTACAAATATCAAAGCTCCATGCTCCGGATTATTTGGTTTATTTGCTACTGTATAAGCGTTTAAGTTAACTTGTGTTGTTCTCGATAAAACATAATCCGAGTCTACTAATGTTTCTACTGCACCTGAATCAACATAATTAAAGTTACTTAATTGTTTTAATCTAACGTAATCTGAATCTATAATTGTAGTTACTTCACCTGAGTCTAAACCGCGATTTGAATCAATCATCTTTTGTACTTCAGATGAATCCAAACCGCCGTTTGAATCAATCATCTTTTGAACTTCAGCTGAGTCTAAAGTCGATGTAACTGGTGCTCGAGCTGTTACGTAAGCAGAATCAATCAGTGCAGTTGCAAGACCAGAATCAATTGAATTTGCTCTTACAATTAAAAGAGTTTGTGATGAATCCTGTGCAATACCACTTCTCAATGCTATATAACTCGAATCTACAATACCATTGATTGAATTAGCGATGCTGCCACCGATAGTTGTATCAAGCAGCACTGTCCCTGTAGAATCAGGAAGTGTGATCGTATTATCTTTTGTAGGATCTGTAATTGTAAATGTAGTCTCAAACGAATCAGCAGTTGCACCTTCGAATACAATTGCATTACTATCAAATCCTACACCAAGATTAGCAGCTGCTCCTCCTGTTGCTACTTGTAAAGCTGCAACGTCAGTATATAATTCAGTAAAGTTATCATTTATTTTGCCGCCAGCAGTACGCAGGTCATCACCGGTTCCATCATTACCGCTGCTGCCAACACCAATTACTTGTTTAGCCATCTTAAATCCTACACATTAATTGTTATTATTTATACCGAACTTACCATTGAATTAGAATATCTTTTGAATTCTCTCTGATCGAATGTATCGAACGTATTGTCAAATGTAATACCACTTCCAAGTGCTGTGCCAGCATCGTCGAAAGAAATACCATAGCCTGCGAGCTCATCTAAGTTACTATATATCTTGGCCAAGAATAATAAACTAACACCTCTTCCACCAAAGAAGTTTGTGGTTCGATATGGATGGTATCTTTGCTCGGCAGAATCTGCATCTTGATCATCTGGTAATAAAAGTGATACCTCTCTATCACCAGTCATATTGAACGATGCCGCTTCAACAACTTTGATTCTTGGATCAGGATCAGTAATTGATTCAGCAGTTAATACAGTAACCTGTCCTTCTGTTACTACCTCAACTTCTGCACCTAAGAAAAATCCTGCGGGGTGAACAAAGTTTCTGTAAAGTATTTCCCAGTCATTTAACGATAAAGGTGATTTAATTAATACCGAAAAAATCTGATGTATTCTACCATCAGTTAAAATAAATGCATCTTCGGGCCCAATCTTACCTTGTGTTGCGTCACCAACTCTTAATAAACTATTTTTTGGATAAATGACTTCAACGTTGTTTTCGTCAAAAAATGCTCTAAAAAAACCTTCTGCTGAATATAAAGAACCCTTGACTCGAAAAAAGTTACCAAAGTTTCTTAGTGCTTCTCTGGGAAAGGTAAATTGAGTTTGTGATACGCCAAGAGCAATTTCATCTAGTACAAAGTCAAGTCTCTTTAATGTTACATCTTCAACATCTTTTATCGTTAATATCTCATTAATTATGCCACCAAAGTTTTCATCTGAATCTAAATGTTCATAGTATGCTTCTAGAAATGTAACAAGATTAGGATACGATGTAGTAAAGTATTCAGGCAGCACTTGACGTACCACACTAAGCTTAAAGTTAGATGCTAACCGGTCGTAATCTCTTAATGTTTCAAAGTTAGCCATTTATTCCACGATTAAAGATTGTGTTTGACGATCTATTTCTGCTGTAGCAGATGAACGTGCGGTATCTAGTTGAAGTATATAATTCCTTAAAGGCTTAATAGTGCCTTCACTTTTTGGTGTAACTCGTATAGGCAAGAATGTTTGACCTGATATAAGTTGTGTAGGTCTAAACCCTACTAGACTTACTTTACCAGACAGTGAGTTATATTCGCCTACATTATCTAAAAGTACATTTCCATCTAAGTCTACTATTTCTAATACTGAAGATCCTAAACGGTTTTTAATAGTACATACAAAACCGTTGAATTCAAATGCGTCACTTTGCACTCTATGAAATACATCATCTGGCACAGCAATGCTTGTAGGGAAATCTATATCTAAAGTGTTCAAAGTGTTTATAGTAATTGTAGGACGCATCTGCACACTAACATT